CTTATCTGTTATCTGTTCAATGTTTTCGTAAAGCGCTGGTCTTAAAAATGGGGTGGCGGGCTGTCTACTTGTACCTAACTCAAGGAATCGCCAGTAAAAGACTCGTCCGTCCGCTTGGTAAGTTTGACCAACACGCCCAGCACGTCTATTTTGAGCATTGTTTGTATATGGGATACGTGCACCACCACGCACCCCCACGCGCATAACCAAAGTGTTTTTATTTCTACTCCGGCCATTTTGAACCACAATTTCTTTCCAAATTTTTTCAGGAGTGGTGGGATCATCTAAACGTTTAACTTTTTGACGGGCTTCATCCCGAGCAATGTTCATTGCCTGCCGCATCGCTTTACGGGCAATACGTTTTACAGTCTTGTCATTACCAATTGCCCGCATTCGTCTTAATGTAGGCTCCAAGCCATGTATTTGAGTTGTCATAATTTACCCATTCCATGCTTTTTCGCCTGTAGATAAGTTGATGGTTAAATACTCACGGCGTGAGTCGGGATCTCGCATAGGGTTACCATCAATCTTGTAAAAGTACCCATCAAAAAGTACCCGCATTGTGCTATCAACTTGTTTTGTTGTGCTGCTATATCGCACCTTAGCACGGGCCTGTATCGAGCTATTGGCTGCTTTGGCCGCAATAACATCCCTTGTTGAAAGGTCGGTAACTTCTGCCCAAATTGTTGCAAAATTAGACCATGAGGTGATTAATTTACCTGTTTTTTGATCTTGGGTTTGAGTGGCTTTCTGAATTGTGATGCGGTGCTTCAATTTTGGAGTAATGCTGGGCATATTAGACCCCCATTTCTCTAATAGGCTGCAAAATATCCCAATATGCTTGAGGTTTTCCTTCTAGACTTCGGCTGTACTTATACTCAATAAATATCAACCGGGCATTATCTAACTTCTTGCAGTCCACAATGTCCGTTTCAGAAGTTCTTTCTGACTCATTTGAAATAATTTTTCGGTCGATGTCGATCGCTATTTCTTCATCGGCTTGAGCTATCCATTCAAGAAAAAGCACATCCTCATCATCGTGATCAACTCGACATTGCAACTTAGCTCGTTCGAGTGTGATCATTCTGATTTCACCTGTTTTGTGATTTTAACTGGCCTCTTTTCTTCTTGTGGTTCTGCCAAAACGCCTTTATCTAGCAAATGTTTTACTGTTGCTGGATCAGCCTCGCGAGTGTCACCAGTTTTATAAAACTGATCGCCAAAATGTTCACGCTTAACTTCATACTTCATTTCAATCTCCTAAAAGAAAGGGGCTTTCGCCCCTATCCAATTAAGATGTAACAACAGGTTTTAAGTCGCCATATACAAATGCCTCTGGACGATAAACAGCTAAAGCTAGACGTTCTTCGGCAAGGATTGTGACCAAGTTCTTAACAAAGTCATCTTCGTTCTCTGTTGCAACTTCAACACGTGATAACCAACGGTCGAAAATCTGAGCACCCATTGAGAATGCACCAGTCAAGAACTTACCTGCTGTGATTGCTTGAGTTTCTACAACTGGAAGGCCCCATAAAGTAGGGTTTAATGTACCTTGTGGATTACCAATAATGTATTGACCAGTTGTGTCTTTCAGAGTTTCAATGCTTGCCCAGTCAATCGGGTTAAGAACATGGCCACTTGCAGGATATTCAGCAAGAATCGCTTGGAGCATTGCATAACGCAAAGTATCAATGATCGTTTCTTGTGATGGTGTTACACCTGTAGGACGAACATAAGCAGTCGCTTGAGGAATAATCCCAAGTAAGTTCTGACCAGTACCGTCACCATTAAGAATTTGCTGCTCTTCTTTGAAAGCCAATCCATAACGCAAACGGCCATCAATGTATGACTGCAATTGTGAAGCATCATCAAGGATCTGACGCGAAGCTTTCATATAATGTGCGATAACTTTGGCAGTTGTACTTACAAGGTCAAACTTAAGGTCAGACTCAGGCTTTTTAGTTCCTTCAGCTACCATACCAGCGCCATTTGTAAAGCCAGTCTCACGCACGTATTCAAGTGCATTTCCATCCATACGGCCCTGCATTAGAAGGTCGCGAATTGTTAGCTTTCGGTCAGGTGGAGCAATAATCCCCGGAATTCGTGTAGTTTGGACCAAGTCGCCTGCTGCCCCTGCCGTATCCGTAGTTGCAGAGGTAATGGTGGCTTTAATTTCTAAGTTAGCTTTACCACGTTGACCTGCTGATCCAACGAGGGATTTAAATTGCTCAGATTCAACAAATTGACGTCCTAAAGATTTTTGCTCAGTAGGCTGGTCATTTGGTCGACGCGCCATTTTTTGCTCTAGCTCATCTAAACGAGCTTTAGTCTCATTACATTTGGTAATGGCTTCATCTGCTTTGTTTTTTGCATCTTCTGAAATTTTGTCGCCATGTTCACGCTTGCCTTTAAACTCTTCGGCAATACCCTTAACGGTGTCTACGTGTTTCTTAAACTCTTGAGCGAGTTGTTCTAGGTTTTGTTCAGACATTGCTGACTCCTTTTAAAATATTTAAAGCATTAGAAATTGATTTCGCTTCTTTGGTTTCTTCCTCTGACTCGCTCAGAAGAGAACGCAAGCCTTTGCTAGCGATTGCAGTAGCTTGGTTTTTTGAAAATCCTGACTCTCTCAAGAATTTTTCAAATTCTGGTAATGTTGGCAGTTCGCCATCATCTAATTTGGACTTAACGGAAGTGATGAGGCTGCGCTCATTTGCAGGCTGAGTGACAATCGAGATTTCGCTAAGGTCAACTTCAACCAATTCGCGAACGCCATTTGTCTGTTGATTAGCCTTTTTGGTTGAGTAGCCAATGCTTAGGCCGTCTATAGCGCCAGCCTTTAAAAGTGCATGAGTAGACTTGGCTCTTGGGACGTCATCTATAAGTAACTTGCCTTCAACATAAAGGCCTTTTTCGTCTTCATAGATGTTTGTGTAGACACCAATAGGTTCACTATCGTTATGGTTCCAAAGAACAGGCGGCATCTTATTTTTGGCGCGCCATTTGGCGATGGATGCTGTAAATGCACCCGGCAAAATTACGTCGTTATACCAATCAATATTTCCAAATACGGCACCATAGCCCGAAAAAAAACCGTCCTCTTGGACGGCTTTGATCTCTAAATTAAAACTTTTTCTAGTCATTGAGGATTCCCCTGATTTTCTCCAAGTGGCACCATCTGCATTTGTACCGTGAGTTTATCGGCCGCTGGATCTGTGGATGCTGGCAAATCCTCCAACTCTCGCGCTTCATTTCTCGTCATTAAACCGTTCTGCGTCATTTTTACGTAGAAATCACCACGCTTAGCTACGTCAGAGCGCAGCAAACCATCTACCGAGAATTTAGGACGGTATTTGTATTTGTCTTGAGGCAAAAGTAGCTTACGAGCGATTGTTTGCTCATAACGCACTAATTGAGGGTTAAGTGCATAAGTCAAAAATCCCTGATTTGTTTGCTCTAGGCTAGATGCCCATGAACTTGCCTTATTAGTGTGCCCAATTAGTTGAGGTGGAACCCCAAAAGCACGGCAGATTTCTTCAATACCGAAGTAACGAGACTCCAATAATTGAGCGTCCACTGGGTTAATACGGATGCTACTTGCGCCTGAAACCTTCATACCAGCTTCAAGCACCATGTACCTTCCTGCGTTTTCAGGTCGGCTAAACTCAGCTAAGTTATTACGCATTCGTTGGCGCTGTTCTTTTGTTAGCGTTTGCTCGCCTGTTTCAAGAAAGCCACCTACTTTTAAGCCATTTTTGAACCAATCTTGTGCTTGATTGTTTGCATCAAACTGCATGCCTATAGTTTGAGCAAAAAACTGAATAGCAGATAAACCAACAAGCCCATCAAGAGTAAAACCCTTAAAATGCAAGATTTGGTCTTCCGAATAGGTTGTTGTTTTCCCATTTTCAGTGTAATGAAACTCAATTGAGCCTGATTTGTTGCGCTTTACAATCATTTCACTTGGGAAAAGAGGCTCCAGCGCTATCACTTCACCATTTGAACGCCTTGTGATTAGGTTGTATGAGTTGCCCCACAAGTCTAAACAAGCGCTTTGTACCTGCCAAAACTCACTAGCACACATGTCAGCATTCGGCGAATCATGCAAAATTCGGTACAAATGATGATTGGTGGCTACTCGTTTTTCATTGTCATAGAGTTGTAGAGGCAAAGTAGATATTGTTTCAGCTCTAAGCTTCACACATGCCCATACAGCCGATAGTTTTAATGCTGTTTCTGGTGAAACTACAGCACCACCTGAAGACATATAACTATCAAATGGATATGAAGTATCACCTTTTTTCAATTGAGTTCTTCCAGTCAATCGTGACCAGAAACGAGACCAAAACCCCGTATCTTGTAAATCGCTCATGCTATCACGACGTCCTCTAAATAACCGTCAATATCAAAGTTTTTAGGCTCAGGATTCACACTCATCAAAGCCACAGCGTTAAAAGTCGCAATCAATGGATCAATCTTCCCAACGCCTGATTCCTGTTTGGAAATCATCATGCCGTTACCCTTAACAACGGCTCGAGCATTCCCGACGCACCAGGTCATTAACTGTGAACCTTGGTGATATAAGTTTCCCTCAGCCAACTTGCGTTCAGTCGTTAGGATATAACCCATCAATTTAAAACCTTGGGGTACTGCAATCATTTGTTCCTCAGGAATGCCAACTTTAAGAAGTCCATCTAAAAGCCCACCCAAACCCAACGGATCTAAACCAATTTTATTGAGCTTTCCAGAGTCAAAAACTTGTTTAGCAATTTTGGCTAATTGATCAATATCATCACCAATTCGCTCAACAATTGTTAAGGATCCCTCTTGAACACAGTCTTGATACTTTGGCGCATTCTCTTTTCGTCTTTCGACTGCTGTTGTATTGCACCATGCGTGGTTCCATAACCACCATTTACGGCTATCCTTATGGCGACCAAGTACAGCAAAGCCCAATAAATCATCCAATCCACCACCATCTATGCCGATTGTGATTACATCTGATTGGTCTATAAGTTTATTTAAAGTGAATTTTTTAGATTGCTGTAACCAAAACTCTGCGCCTGCCCAACGGTTTGCACGAAGGTTCATGCCGATTTCAATGTTTAAGTGTTTGGCCAAGAAGTCTCTAAGAGATTCTTCACCAGCATCTTTAACTTTGTTAAATTCCGAAATCAGATATTCAAGATCAACCGAAGCACCCAAGTTTGGGTTTGTGATGTAGAAATTTTCAGGTTTTAAATGTTCGCCTGCTTCTACAAGATGCTTAGGGAATTCATAAATAAGTGGTAGAAAACTTTTATCAACTTTAATTCCGTCACGTACATCTCTGGCATAATCTAAAAGCTGCTTAAATACTCCACATGGCACTTCATCCGACATGGTAGACAGATAAATCACACAACCCTCTGGACGGGATGCCAAACCACCTTTTGCTTCACGGAACATTGATTCTGCATTGGCACGTTTACCAAAAAGCCAGACCTCATCGATCAAGATAATTGAAGCTTTCTTGCCTGCTGCGGCGTTAGATTCCGCTGCGATAACTTTAAGTGTTGCCCCAGTGCCTAAATGAGTAACTGTCTTTGTGTGCTCCGATATATTTATCATTGCACTAAGTTCTTCATCTGCACGGATGAAGTCACGAATCGGATTAAAACTGTTGTCTGCTACTTCCTTTGTTGGAGCCAAGATAATTAATTCAGCAGAAAGACGATCATTCAAAAGCAAAGCGACAAGCATCACGCCAGCAGCAATTGTGGACTTTGTATTTTTCTTTGAAATTAGAAGAAAAAATTCACGAATTAGTCTGCGTTTAGTGTTTGGGTCATAAGCACCAAAAATTGCCCGAACAAACTCAATTACCCATTCCAATGTGACATCACCCATCTTTGGGCTACCCATCACATCAACAAGAATCAATTCTTTAAATATACGCTCAGCTACATCTGCAACCTGTGGGAATAATGGTTCACAAGGCATGAGCGACTGTTTATTGACAATTCTCTCCTGCCAGTCTGGGCAAGCGGTTGTCCATTCTGGAAGCATTGCGGTCATTTATTCTGTCCAATAAAAAACCGCCTATTGGCGGTTTTATTTTTTATGGGTAATCAAATTGTATAATCTCTCGTGGAATTATAATTTCCTTCCAACCACCTTCTCTTACCACAGTTTCATTTTTTCTAATTGAAGGCACATAAATTGGTATAGCTCTTGATTCCCATTCTTCATCAAGTATAGTTTCCCTTGCCTTGCTTAATTCACCTTTACCAAGCCACATATATGGCTTGGGCATATGTAGAACATAAATTGGTTTTCCGAAAATCTCTCCTATTTTGGAGTTATTTGATCTTGGCATAAGCACTAGCCTTTCCAAATCACCTCTAGAAGCAAAGTTAATAAATAGCTCATCAGGGTAAGACCCATAATTCATAAAGTATTCTTGGTATGCGTTTGTTATATCGTTATTAATCATATGCACCTCTGCAAAACCTGAAATTAAGCGCGGAAAGTATTCAGGTAAAATACCTTTCGGGGGCGACCCTATCCGCATGTTTATTATACCACTTAACTAGGTAATTGGTTGTTTAAAGTACCAAACTTGCCTCCTTGAGTGGCTTTTTTGGCCTCATCGGCTTTGGTTTCTTTCTTGCCCTTTTCAGCAACCTTGCCGTGCTTGTATGGTAATGCTGCAATTGCTGCCTGCATTCTTAGTGGCAGCTTATTGCCATTGAAGTTCATGACCTTGATTAAAAAATCTAAAGGATCATCACCTTCAAACTGGAATTCATCAACCGGGGTTTCATCTTCACCGCTATTTTCTGGCTCGTTTTCAGGTTTAACCTTAGGTTGGTCAGAAGTTAAAGAGCGCCCTTCTTTTTGGGCCTTTAACTTTTCGATGTAGACAATAATTTCCGGATCTTTACTTAACTTAGAACCCTGCTGTGATGCGGTTTTTTCAGCATAACCTGCTGAAATTGCTGCCTCTTTATTTGTCTTGCCGTCAACAATGGCAAGAGCAAATTTTTCCATTTTCTCTGTTAATGCCATTGCTCTACCTTTAACTTGTTTTTAACTTTTTGCTTTAACTTTTTCTGAAAGGGAATTTTTTTTATAAATGAGATGGGGGGCGGTGTCCAACGGCGAAGGGCTTGGAACTTTTGACCTCCCCCCCTGCCTGCTGGATTTTTGTGCATCATTTTGGTGCATCATGAATATGGTCAAGAATCTTTTTCTTTCCATCATCCTTCACAACAAAACTGATCAGATTGCCGCTTCGCATATACAACATTGCATGATAGATGTATTGGTCGTAATCTTTCTTGCCACTCCAATTGAAAACGGCTCCTTCAACCCCTTGTGGATCAAAGTACACCTCAGCGCCTGTGTTCGCATCTCTCACAGAAACAAGTTCTGATATCATTTAGCAATCCTCGTCTAAATACTTTTGAACAAGCTCATCAATTGTTTCAGCACGTTCAATTAACGCCTGTTTAGTATCTGCTGGAATCCGCGGATCAAACTGCATACCACGCATGAAGTTTGCAACTGATCCTAGTTGCTCCAACAATTCATCATTATTCATAGTCTACCTTTTGAATTACTCACGGCTTCTTAGGCGGCTGGATTGGCTGTCCATTAATTGCTTTGTTCTTTCGGTTTCTTTGACAAGGCATATAGCCACCATGTTCACGCGTGTAAAAGCAGCCTGTGCAGTTACACGCGCCATGAAAGAAAATACTAATCGAACCTTTAATAATCATTGCCGGCTCTCCTGTTGGGTTTTCTTTTTATGGCATGGAACACAAAGAGACTGGAGGTTAGATTCATCATCCGTTCCACCTCTTGCCACATTCAAGATATGGTCAAGTTCTAAGTCTTTAGTGACAATGCCACAACATTGACAAGTCCATTCATCACGCAAATGAATCTTAGCTTTAAGACGGCGCCACGGACGACCACCACGACCAGAACCCCAATTGTTTTGTTTAGAGTTCTTCTGGGTTTGTGCGGGTGCCTGTAGCGTCTGTAACTTGTTCTTGAATGTTTGGAGTTTCATTTAAGTTTACTCGCGCATCTACACCATTAAGTAAGTCAATTGATATCCAATCGATATCTAAACCCTTGCGTTGATATTCTTGGATCAATCTAACTAAACGGAGTTCCAATTGTTTACGCTGGACTTCTGGAGTTTCTGGCTCAATAATTAAATGCGGCTGTTCAAGACCATCTAATCCATAAAACCCCAAGCGATTATTAATAATGCTCTTCTGAATCATCTTGCTCACCTTTGGAATCTGGAACGGTGCGAACAATACCCTGTTCATCTTTCACCAGCCCTGTTACTGGTGGAATGATTGTTGAATGAGAAGGGTTGTTTTTAAGGAACTCCGTTAAAGCATCGTTCTTAGGCGGCTTTAAAACTCTCTCACCTTTATCAACCAAGAAAGTCCCTTCCATTGGTACATTCGCTACACCAGCTATTGAAAGCCCTGTTACTTCTGGACGGTGTTTGCGTTCAATGAGCACCTTCTCGTCTTGTAGTTGCTGGATTTCCTTTTCAATCTCATCCAAGCGGTTGTATTCTTGGTCACGTTTAATAACCTCAACATCTGCAAGCAATGCATTAATTTGCTCTTGATTAGATGGGTACACTTCAATGATTGCTTTCCACGGCGAATCAACTTCTGCTACTAAAGTGATTTTGTGGGCACATCGTAGGTACTCGCCATTATCAAGCAATATTTTTGTACCCTGTGCTTTAGTAATGTTGGAGTCATCTTTAGGCGGTATAACCGATACAATTCTAGGCATTGATATTCATCCTTATAAAGTCACCAAAATAGGCTGATCTTAGAAATTGCTTTATTGACTCAACAAGTTCACAAATGCTATTGCATTCAACTTCTAATGCTCCACACCTTACGGCGATAGGAAAGCTATAGTTATTGAAGTCAAATTTAAGAGGTGACAGTTGTTTAACTTCCGGTTCAGACAAATCAAATAAAATGAAATTTCTGTTAGTTGCTTTTGCAGCTACTGAATTCAACTCTTGTAAAATGCTTTGAACCTCAGCCTTTATTCTTTCACTATCCGCTGCTTTCTGAAGCCCAATCTCTACTGCCTCTTGAAAGCTAATACATTCACTTGTGCTCATAACATCACCCATCTAGTGATCCTGACCGTTGTGCTGGTTCACTATCTTCAAGCATTAATAGAACTTCGGATAACTGAGCGGATTGTTCTGCATTGATTTGAACGAGTAAGCTATTCTGTTCGATCAGTCTATTGTTGTGATCAGTCAGCTTATTGTTTTGGTCAATAAGCTTGTTTGTTTGCTCTATCAGTTTAAGCACCACGTCTTGCAAATTTGAATCATTGCTCATTTTGATAACACCACTTAAGGTCATCCGGGATAATCAACATCACGCCCAAGTCTCTATGTGCATAGATGTTGATCTTATCCAGATATTTGGTGAATTCTTTAATGGTGGCCTTCTTGCTTTGCAGATGGTCTTTAATGAAGGTATTGACCAAAACTTGGTAATCCTTTTCAAGTTGACGGCGCTTAGGTCCATCGAATGCTTGAATAACATCTTTAAAGTTCTGCAAAGCCATGTACTTTTCTGCAGTCTCTTGCCGACCCTCAACATAGATCCGGGCAAGAAACTTTTTCTTAAAAAGTAAATGAAGGTCATCCTTTGAATTACCGGTCTTTTGCCTGATCTGTTCAAGCCAAGCCCAGTAAAGCCGATTTTGTGCGGCGCTCCTGTCGTCTTCCTTCTGATTGATTCTAACGACTAACGGCTTCCCTTCACTCGCAGCCTTTGCGTGATTAGTATTGAGATAGCCAATTACATAGTTGATGTCAGAATGGTTTTTGATGACGAATCGTGGTTCCATTTTGACCTCGCAATAAAAAACCACCCAAGGGTGACTTAACAACCTGTTGGCTGAGCTACCGCACGAACTAGAGCCATGATGCCTGTCTGAATGTCAGTTTTCCCAATAGCAGCCCAACGCAAAGGCTCAGCGTCTTTGAAACGTTCATATTCTTGCCATTCAGCACTTGCAAAGTCATTTGGAGCTAACTGGGCGCGTTTAGCTGCTGCTTGTTTAACTTCTAAATCTGTGTTTAAGCGGTTTGCCAATTCAGCCTGAAGTGTAAGTAGTTCTGCACCTTTTTCTTTGATGCGATTCATTAGGTCAACTTCTTCTTGAGAAAGTTCACGATAGCCTTTGATTTTACGATGTTGGTTTTCCATTTTAATTCTCACAAAAAAAAGCCCGTCATTTCTGACAGGCTCTGCATTTCAGGACTTAAGACTTATCTATCCATAATTAAAGGTAGATGTCTTTCACGTTAGTCTCGAGATGTGGTGTTTAACCACGATAATCATCATTGCCGTAGTTTTCAAGCTTAATTAAATCTTCATGTGTATCTGAAAGTAAAAGCTTAAATGATTTGGCCAATTCAACCAGGTCAGCAGCACGCGCACCGACTTCTGGAATATTAGTGTGATTGATAATGCATTGGTTTTCGGCAATAACCTTTTCTGCAAACTCGAATGCTCGTTCAATCATCTTAGATTTTGTTGCTTTAGTTCCCATCAGAAAACCTCTTCATTGTTATTTAAATTAAGCATCCGCTCTGTTTTTTCTAACCACCGATCAAACATTGCTTCACTCTCTGCCCGATTACCCAATTGAAAGGTATCGAATAGGAAATGACATTTATGGCATAACGGCACTGTAAACTCGTCACTAGCCTTTTTCGATCTACACTTACCATGCTTCATACTGTTCGAATGAGCCGCTTGCGAATGAGGATAGCCGCATCTAACGCAGGGTAGCGCTCTTATTTCGTTTAGCCTCTTTGTCGAACGCATTTTCTAGGTTCTCTATTCTAGTTCTGAGAGTATTTACTTCACGCTGACATTCAGTCTTAAACGTATGACTGCTGAATAAATGGTTATAGTTTTCTAACCGGCTAAGATTACGTTTATAGATTTCTAAATTCTTCTTCGCTTCGATTGTGTCCATGTTCACCCCAAAAAAGAAAGCCCCTCAACATCCAGAATGCGAGGGGCTTTGTTTGCCGTAATACGTTCGGCTAATTCGCGTAATTGTCTCGACGCTTTCCACACTTACGACACTCAACCTGAACGAAAATATCAGACTCATAATCGTAGTGATGAAAGCAGAATAGGCGCTTTAGGAACTGGAGCATGCGGATCTCCTGAATTTTGGTGGGCCCGATCAGATTCGAACTGATTATCTCCCCGTTATGAGCGGGACGCTTATACCACTTAAGCTTAAGACCCATTGGCACGCCATGTAGGACTCGAACCCACACCACCGATTTTGGAGACCGATGCTCTACCAGTTGAGCTAATGACGCATTAAAAAAGGGCATGGCGAATTGCCACACCCTTGCCTTAGATTACGATATTGACCAGCTCGGCAACTGATCTACCGCTACTCACAATCACACACACCTAACATGCACGGTCTGCTTTACTTGCTTTCAATCCTCTTTAGGTCGGGGCGCTACTCCCTAGTCTGAATTCCCGAAGGAGGTTTACTCGAAGGCATGTTCCACTGGTCAGCACTCCAGCAGGGTAATTGTCTTTTTATAGACAACAAAAAAGCCCACGATTAAGTGAGCTTTGATGTGTTGGTCTTCGGAAATCCGTAATACGACCAGTATAGAAAAACATTACCTTAAATCCGTTTAGCTGTCAATTGTTTAGCTTTTTACGGTATAGCCCCACATAGAAATCAATTTCATCTTCCATGTCTTTCAGAATAATATCTACCATTGCACCGAGATAAGCATAGTTCTTGCTGTATGTATCTGCTTTGATTTCATCAATTCCGCAGAACTTCAATTGGCCCTGTAAAGTTCGATCTTCTTTAATGACTGGACGCATCTTAAAAAATACCTGCATTCGAGCCACCTTCATGCAGAACAGCTTCAAATCAAAGTGATGTCGCTGGCGCTCTTTGCATGCTGCTTCATGTAATATCTCACCAATATGCTCAACAAGCGTCTTAAATGCCTGTGTCGTGTCTCTTGAATCACCCCACACTAACATCTCGCAATATGCCTTAGTTGCCTCATCTTCAATTGAAGCTATAGCCCCGCAACGTTCTTCCCAAGTAGGCGCTTTCTCTCCTGTCGATGCAGTAGACGTTTCATAGCTTGCTGTCTTAGCTCTCATTTGCTGACCAACCCATTCAAGATTTGATAATTTATCCGTTACTACTGCCGCATTCATACCGTCACCTACTTACCAAATACTGTCATCAAAACTATTGCCACCATAAGTACCGAAAAGATAATTACGACAGCCTTGTTGTAGTCCATCTCTATCCCCTTACATCCAAATACTTACCAACTTGCCGATTGAACCGATTACGATTAGCAGCAATCCGAAGAGAATGTACTGCAAGCCTTTGTCATCCTTTAGTTCCATCACGCCACCTTCAACCGTTTCATTGCTTCTTCAATCCAATTGAGCACTAAGCCGCTTTGAACTTGCTTTGTAGTGCCGCGAATTACAGTCCATCCGTGAATAGCAGCAACTGAGTATTTCTCGCAGTCTGCCGTGTAGCCTTCACCTCGTGTGTGACGGCCATTACTGAATGCACCGCCTTCCACTTCAACTAAGATCATGTAACCTTCAATTCGAAAGTCAGCCTTCCATCTACGCTCAGGGTGAAATCTAAACTCCTGCTCATAAGCGATATTCATCACATCTAGCTGACGGCAAAGCATTGCTTCGCCTTTGCTAACACCTTGTCTATGCTTTAATGGCACGCAAGAACGCGCCACTGGTTTTGATCTAATGCGTTGAGCCTCTTTGAATGTGGTCATTGGTCACCTCACCATAAGCCAATAAAAACTTTTATACATGCTGCGAAGAAAACTACTTCAACCAATGCCAAGGTTCTAACAATTATCAAGCCCTTACCTTGCTTTAAGTCATTAATCATTACTTGAGAGCTGGTTATATTTCTTCGATGTGATGCGATTTGCATACGCTCCATTTTTAATGGTGAAATGAAATATGAGATACCTTCAATCAGCCTTACCAAGCACTTAATCAGTATCCAGATAACAATAAGTTTTATGTACAATTCATTACTCATTTCCCTTCCCCCTTGAGCGCTTGCTCTAACTTCTTGCCAATCTCAAACATTGACCAGCTCTTTTGAAGGTCTGATGCAATAGACATAGCCTTTGCAATGATTAGTCCCTGTTGATCCACCCTCTTTTGCATCTTCAACATATTTATGCCTTGCTGAGTGTATAATGTTTGCAGCTCGTCACGCTCTTGCTTGATCTTTTTAAAGTGAACTTCATGACCAATCACTTCACCGTGATGAGATGCTTTAAGCTCTGTAATTTCTTGATGCAAATCAATAATTGCCTGAGCCTTCACACGGTTTAAGCGCTCAAGTTCTGCAATGCGCCCATGATTACCTTTTATTGTGGCTTTAAGCTCATCCACTTTCGCTTGCATTGACTGCTGACCAGCCTCAAAAGCTTCTTCCATCATTAAATCTGACTGGTACGTTCCGAACCATTCGCTGTTTTTGTAATACTCTTCAAACTCATCCATCTCAAACATCCTCTACCTCGCAATTCGGCGAAATGTGGTTTTCTAGTTTGTCTAGGGTTTCTAATTCCCCCGAATCCGAGGGTTTATCAATGCGGTGACCTGCTGCTATTTCTTCGGGGGTGGCATACTCAATCTCTCCTTTAGTTGTATGAAGGCGCCAATTTTCCCCATTCTTTATGAAATTACACTTGATAAGATCCTTATCAATACTGCTTATTTGGTAGATAGACTCGGTTATTTTGTCTGTGCGTTTAACCCAATCCCCGACTTTAAACTCACTCATGGCTGGCTCCTTTACTGCATTCAATACACGTTCAACTGTGCGCTTAGCTGCTGCCTCTGCTTCGGCCTTTATCTTTTTACTTCGTTGCCATTGTTCAAGATTCATCCCCGCCTCCGTATATTGATTCGTGGTCTGCCATTGCTTGCTTGTAACGTTTAGTCATGCTTTCAGCTTTGAACTCTTCAATCTTCCCTGCACGTCTAAGTTTGATATACAAACATGCAGCTGCTCTTGTTTCAGCAGTCTTTAATCCATGGTTGTAAGCACAGCGCAATGCCATCATTTCCTTGTAGTTCATCTGCCTAGCTCCACCATGTTCAAAACAGAAACTTCCATTTCAGCAAGCACGTAATTTTTTAATTCGTGGTAGGTGTTGTTTTTGAACGCCTCATGTACTTCTTTAACCACGATCATGTCGAAGTAAGGACGCTTTCTTTTTTCCGCGATTGTGATTAATCGGAATTTAATTTCTGTTAGTGTCATGCCGCACCTCGTAATGCAAAAGGTACTGGCTTGCCTTCTGCTCTTAAGCTTTCGATGTACTGTTCTTTTTGATCAAATGGGTCTGCCCAATATTCTGAGTCTGGTTTTAGTTCCCATTCTTGGACTTGTTTAATTTCCTCAGCCATTTTGTTGACTGGTGCTTGGATCTTTAGTTTTTCGCGTAACTCCGCAATTGCTTTCTGTGCAATCGTTTTGTATCGCTCGTTATCAGCCTGCTGCTCTTCCTTGGTTTGCTTGTGTTCAAGTTGAAGCTGTGTTTCTTGAGTAGAGAGGAATCCTGCAACCTCTGCTTGTTTGATTGCAGTAATGCGCTGATCTGGATCTACACCTAAGCTCACGTTGTAGACGGGTTTTAATCCTTGGTCCTTTGCTTCTGTCACTAAGCGTTCGTAGATAGACACAAAGATCTTCTTAGCTTCTGCTAATTGGAACTTGTCACCTGTAGCAACCAAGTCAGCACACTTTTCAAATGCTTTAGCAGCTTGCTCAGTCCACACCACAGTCATTTCCCGACCAGTGCCATATTCGATTGAGTTTTTAGCTATTGCCCAAGCTTCATGAGCATCTAACCAATCTGATGCTTTAGGCTCACACCATGATCTAAACTCTGGAATTGATGGACAGAACGTTGATTTCATCATCTTGGTTACACCACGTTTGAAATCTTCCGCTGTTAGTCCTTGAAAGCACTCAACCATTGATTCAGCGATATCTTTCGGATCTACACCTGCCCATTGATCTGCGAATTTCTTCCCGTAAAATCCACGCATTTTCCCGATTAGGCGAATAGCGTCTTCAAAGGTGAACTCACGCATGACCCACCTCCTCAATCATTAACGACTTTTTTGGTGTGACATCCACAAAGCGTGAGTCACCATTTAAGAAGTTGTCCCATTTAGCCTGTTCATTAGCTGCCTGTTGAGCAGCTGACTGATAACCTTGGTTTGGATAACGTGGTGTTCTTAATTTCGCCCAGTCATCCCGAATGGCTGTTTTGAATGCTGCATCCCAATCTGCATACTTGTATCCATTGGCTGCTGCTTTTGAAACGAAGTATTCAAGGTGTTGTTCAAGATCGCCGAAGTTTTTAGAAGTTGCCCAAATACGAACTTGTTCACTGATTTCAAAATTTTCAGGTACAGTTGTTTTTTGAGTTTTAGGTTTGCGTTTAGGCGAAGCCGAATTTTCGACAACGTCGGAAATACTATCCTGTTCTTGCTCCTGTTCTTGCTCCTGTTCCTGTTCTTGGCTTGCAAGGGGCTTAGATGGGGCTTCTAAGGGGCTTGCTTTTTTAGATGAATTTTGTCGTTTTTGACTCATGTGGAATGAATTACAGTATTTATCGTAAAAGCTTTCCAAATAAGGGTTTGAGCCAAGTGAGTTATACTCGTTTTGCACCCCCAAACAACGCTTATCCGTATCTTTCAAACTATCTGCAATTTGAAATTTAGCCATCTCATGCACCCATACCATCTCTGAATCATGGTCATAACTGCAAAATCCTGCCTGTTCAGCCCATTGGAGCCCCTTCATAGCCCCTTCCATGCCTAACCCAGTTTCGTGGGCAATGTACAAAGTAGGCATGTAATAAAGTCCAAGCATATTTGCATGTGGGCTAGTCATTAAATACATAGCAACTACTAGAGCTTCAGGATGTTTACGAAGTTCTTTACCTGTTGCACCTGTCCAAAATAGTGGAGAAACTTTCCCATAATCACGCATAAATAATTTCTCCACTTTTTGAACTTGCACTAAACAAATAAGCTGTGTAGATTTCTTTTAAAAATTTAGAGAACTTGACGAGATGGCTATAATTCCAAAACAAAATGCAATTCAGATTTATAAAGACATAGAAGAAGGCACCATAATGATTTGTGAAGAAGATGGTTACTTCAACGAACACAATGGTGAAACTGAAAATGCCTGTGTAACAGTTGGTATTGCACATATCGAAACTCTTATTGCTGCACTTGTTGCCGCTAAACAAGAAATCATTGACATGAGGGAAGAACACGATCTTCCGATTTAGTTCAATGTCTGCTAATATTGAATAGTTCATTTGGTCCTTCTCCGATTGAACACTGAGCCTGATTTACGAGATCAGGCTTTTTTAATTTCTAATATTTGAGATTCTGGGTTTACCCCAAGTTTCCCAACCAATCCTAAACGCTCCCTTTTCTTCCTATTTTTTTCAGCTCTTTCAAGCATTAAGCTAACCTCATGATATTCACCCATAATGGCTTTCTCTAAGAGGATTACAGCTTGATGCGCATAGTCTTTACCACGTACATCAGAGACCAATCTCAAACGTTCCATCATGTCTGGGAGCATCTTCAAACGAAGATCTTCTTTCTCAAGACTCATGACACCCTCTTAACTGGTAGTGTTGGTTCTTGTTCAAGCAACTTAAATGCAGCAGCTTCAGGTACAAATTCACCCCACTGGTAAACTGCTTGACGGCTAATTTTTAAGAGTTTTGCGATTTTTGGCGCATTGAACCGAGCCAAAACATCAGATGTTTTCATCTCAATTCGCATATTTATTCCTTATTTCGACTTTGCTTTGTCAAGTCTACTTTACTGTAAAAAGTTTAGCAAGCTTTACAATCGAAAAGTTAAGATTTCTTTACATTTTGTTTATGGCAATAGCCATGAGATTTACACTATGAGCACTCTTCAAGAGCGAATGTCTTTAGCTATAAAGCACTATGAGTCTCAAACTGGTAAAAGATTCAAAAATACTGAGTTGGCTAGATTTGCTGGTGTGAGCAGAGCTAATGTTGGACTATGGGTAAATGGCCCAACCCAAGAATTAGAGGGGTCTAATTTAGTTAAAGCTGCTGAGTTTTTAGGTGTTTCCAAAGATTGGCTTGCTGGACAAAGTAATAAAATGGTTGCCACACCAATGGATGGCAGTAGCGCACAATTAAACGTTCTAGATATTGAGGCTTTTAAGCAGAAGTACAATATTCCAGATAGTGAAGAAGCTGTTAAATTTGTCCAAACACCAACTAAGCCATTCCCTATTCAAAAAAGATACGTTCCTGTTAAAGCCTATTCAAAGATGGGTATGGATGGGTATTTCACAGATATGGGTTACGAAGGTAACGGTGGTGATGGTTATGTTCCAACTCATACAGCGGGTCCAAGAGCCTATGGTATTAAAGGCACTGGCGACTCAATGTTTCCAGCAATTCGTAATGGCTGGTATGTAGTTTGCGATCCAGATGCTGAACCGGTTCCAACTGAATTTGTACAAGTGTGCTTAAAGGATGGACGCTGCACAATTAAGGAATTTGTTGGAATAAATGGTGGGGTTTTGAGTTTGTTGGCTGTTAATGGTGGCGAACGCCTATCTTTTGACATGGATGAAGTTGAAAGTATTACCGCTATTACAGATATCGTGCCGCCAAGTCAGCACAGACAAGAACATCCTTATTCGCATTAATCACAGGAAGACTTATGGACAACTCTAAACTACCAATCAACCAGATTATTGCTCGCATCAATGATGCTGCGAAACATGGTGAAGCTTTGGTGCTAACAGCCGAAGAAGTAAAGATTCTTTCTAAAGATATTGGCGACAAAGTCTTTATTCCTGTGCTTACTAATGAGCAGGTCGTGCAGTTGGTAAAAGAAGGAAAGCTAGGTAAACCAATGTTCCCAGAGAAAAATGAGAAGTAAACTACGAATCTGACTCAAGTATTGGAATAATAGGATGTTTTTATGGAGTATAGCGACTTCATAGTTTATGTGGATGAGAGTGGCAGCATTGACATGCTTAACAACGATCCAGACTTCCCTGTTTTTGTCTTGTCTTTTTGTGTGTTCCATAAAAGGTATTACACAGAAACGGTAGTTAAAGCAGTGGAACAATTAAAGTTTAAGCATTTCGGTCACGATATAATAATTCTGCATGAGCGAGACATTAGAAAAAGAACATCACATTTTGCTGGGTTCGATAAAGCTCGGATGGAGTCTTTAATGGGTGACCTAAATGGATTAATGAATGATAATAATTTTATCTTAATTAGCTCTGTTATACGCAAAGATAAATTAATTAAACGCGATGCAAACCCATATGAAGTAGCAATGAAGTTTTGTCTTGAGCGACTTTATTTTTTTCTTAGAGAGAAGAATCAAAACAATCGTTTAACACATATTGTTGTTGAATCAAGAGGAAAAAACGAAGATTCACAACTTGAGCTTGGCTTTAGAAGAATATGTGATCCCTTTGGAAACTATCACAACAAAATTCTTCCTTTTGAAATAATTTTTGCTTCAAAAAAAACCAATTCATCGGGCTTGCAATTTGCTGATTTAGTAGCTAGACCAATCGGAAGACATGTTATTAACCCTTCTCAATCAAATAGAGCATTTGACATATTAAAAGCTAAGTTTTATTGCAAAGGTGGTAGAGGTGCAGTTGGAAGCAACTATAATGGATACGGCTTAAAAATATACCCTTAAAAAAACAAAGAGCCTTGATGTATGCACCAAAGCTCTTTGCCGACCGGGAATGCCCAATCCATGAATGCATTATAGATAAAGCTATCATGTACATCAAGAAGTATTAACGTTTATTAACATTCAGCCCACCCAGTGTGGGTTTTCTTTTGTCTATTAAAGCATATTGTTTAGTGTAGTTTACAATAATTTGTAAATACCTCTTTACAACAAATAATATGTAAAGTATTCTTTACTCATTCCTTAACAAAAAGCACGCGAGACCGACTAAAACCTGCGTGCTTTTACTCAAAGAGTGAGATAAGTATGAATCAAAGAATTGAAAAGTACAAGTTTAGCCAAGCCTTTAGGGATGGCTCGAAAGCTTTCATAGCTTTCTGGATTATCACCTTCATTGTATTTGCATTCCTAAAAGGCTGTGCCGACGAGCAATACGCCAACGAACTCAAAGCAAAACAGAACATGTATGTCCGCGTTCAGGTTGAGGGGGTGAAGTGATGTCAAATTCATTCAATTTATCAGAACGACAATTGCAAGTTCTTCAATGCGTAAAAGATGCAAAAGCTGAAGGTAAACGCCCTTACACAAGAGGTGTTGTAAATCGTATGAAGGCAAAGGGTTATGAGATTTCAGACCGTCAAGCTGCATATGACCTTGGCGTGATCATCAATACAGATGGCACAGGCGTGTACTCTGCTCGTTATGGCAGTGGCAAAACTCTATGGATTTATGAAGAGCCTTTAGCCAAGGAGCCCTCTCATGGATAACTACAAAATCAAAGTTAATGATGAAGCTGAGAGCAAAGAGGCTCAGGAGTTGTTTTTTGAGTTGGGTTATAGCTGGCAAGGTTGCGGAAAATACTATAACCGCATTGGAAACTATGCATTTATTACAGCCTACCCAGATGAAATGTTATTAAGAATGGGCTGGGGTGGATATACTGATAAAGAACTCACCCTCCCTCAACTACGCGACCTTGTTGTTTTGAAGCGTAATGATGTGAAGGATGCGACTCATCGCGACAAGCAGCAAAATTCTATTTATTTAACTAGCGACAAGGTTATTTATTACTGGCAGGGTGAATGGTGTAAATCAGCTATTAATAAATCAAATGACTATGAAAACTATATTGCGAATAGCCTGACGCCTATTACTCAACCCCAAGACCCAGCCTTGATTAGCGGTGCGGATGTGTTGCGAGCTTTGGCTGATGGGAAAGAGGTTGAAGGGTTTTCAGAAGAAAATGAAGAGTGGATACCTATTGTTTATTTCAGTGTACAAGAGGTTGTGAATGGTTTGTATAAATTCCGCCTCAAACCCCAAACCATCAAGCTTGAACTTGAGCTGCCGAAGCCTTTTGAGCCAGAAGAAGATTGTCACGTTTACATCTTAGATGACGGAAAAACAGATGGCTATCGTCGTTATTCCTACGAAGTTCATGGTGATAAAGGAAATACATTTATTGGTATTTGGCGTACCGAAGAAGAGATCAAGCAAGTCGTAGAGCAACTCAGAAAGATACGAGGTACTAACTAATGAATATGTTAGCCAATATCTCGTTTGATGCTGCTGAATCAAAGCTTTTGAAGGACTTAAGCAAGCATCCTGAACTGTTAGCAGGTGCAGTTGAATATGCGTTCCAACGTGGTGATATCGACTCGAAAGAATACCGCCTGTGGCGAAGCAAGATTGCAGAAATGGAGCGCCAACACACTGCCAACCTTTTAGCAACAATTAAAGCGTGAGGTGTGTATGGGCTTTTTCTTCAATGCAGAATTTCTTGAACAGTTTGGTTTCAGTGTTGGTGAAGAAGATGAAGCTACTCACTACAGCACTTTCGGTGGCAGCGATTGGAAATTGAAAGCCAACAAAGACCAGATGTTCTACTGGGATGTCCTCTCAAAGTCTTGGAAAAGATGGGCATTAACTTTAGAGCACTGCACACCAATCGGCGAGAAAGAACCAAATTACAAATGCGGACCAGTTAATCAAGTCGTAGTTAAGAAAGACGAAGCGACTCGTGAATTGTCTCCGATTTATTCAAATTCGAAATATAAAGGTGATTAAAGATGAATGCACAAGTTAATAATACGCTGGTCATTGAGGATTTGGTGGCTATTCAACATGAACTTAAAGCCCCTAAGGATAAATTCAACTCATTCGGGAAATACAATTACCGATCTTGTGAGTCAATCCTTGAGGCGGTAAAGCCTTTATTGCACAAATATAACTGTACTTTGGTTCTATCAGATCAGTCAAAAGAATTGTGCGGCATCCCTATCGTAACTGCTATTGCTAAGTTTATTGATAGCAAAGGCAAAGAAACTGTAGTTCAAGCAGAGGCAGGTGTTGAAGTTAATAAAAAAGGGATGGATGTTGCTCAAACATTTGGAGCGTCAAGTTCATATGCTAGAAAGTACGCTTTAAATGGATTGTTTCTTATTGATGACTCCAAGGATGCTGATTCTGATGAATACCAAAATCAGCAGGTTTCACAGCAAAACCAGTATCAAAACCAATTAAAAGCCGAGTTTCAAAAAGCGCTTAAAGATATTGAGAATGCAGAGAGTTATTCGAATCTAGTGTCAATCTGGAACAAATTTAAAGCTACAAATTATGCTGAACAAATTAAGAAATCAATTGGTGCTAAACGTGACAAAGAAGGATGGGCAGCATGACAGATTTGAATAAGGAAAGAGAGGCTTTTCTGAATACCTTCCAATATTACAAAGGAAGAAGAGACATTATTTTTAGTAATGAGCATGAACTGTTTATGACTAGATCAAACAATCCTTCTGAAATTGCTCAGAAAGAAATAAGCAACATGAATAGACGTTGGGATGCTTGGCTTAGATGTGCAAAGCATCGTGATGCAGAGCTAGAAAAAGCCAAAGCTCAGGCGGTGCAACAATCTTTTGAGATTGGTCGTCTTCAAGATCGAATCACTGAATTGCTTGATGAAAGACAAGATTTGTATGCACAGATTAATAATGATCAGGCGGTGCCAGATACTCAACAAAAGCTTACAGATACATATTATTTGGAAGGCTCAGATTATGTAGTTGATTGCCCTTTCGAATATGACATTGAAATAGATAAGGGAGAAGTGCTTGAGTTGCAAAAATGGCAACGTACTGATTCAACAAAAGTATATTTTGCAAATATCTATAAAGATGAAGATAACTTTGAAATTCTTCAATTCGCTTCAAAAGCCGAAGCTGAAAATGCAGTTGCAGAAAACTTGAAGTTTTTAGAAGCAAGCGAATCGGGAGCTGAACAATGAGCATAACTCTTAATGGTCACCAATTAAAAAGCCTTCTCGAATTTGTAAATCCAGATGGTGAAAATGATTTAGATCAACTTGAAACTGAACTAACTATTAAATTCTTTGAAGATGGGCACAGCGGCAAAGGCTATTACTTTTGGATGACCGAATATCCTGAAGAAGGTGCAATGAAGTTGGAAAGCGAATCGGGAGCTGAGGGATGAGTGAATCAATTTTTTATACCATTCCAAGAGAATGCCCAAATTCTAGATATGAGTTGGAATTCAAAGATATCGAAACATGGCTGGAGCAGGATTTAGAGTTTGTTGGCACTGAGTGTGCCCAAGACTATTTTGATAATCATGATGGCTGGGAATCTTCATGGCCTTTAGAAATTCGCATCTTTAAAGATGAACAATCTATTGAGCCGATAGCATCACTTATCGTTGAGATGGAAATGGAGCCACATTTTAGTTCAAGTGTTAAAGCGGAAAGTAAGGAGGGGTGAAATGACAGCAATTGCGAATATAGGTAGTAACTTTGTTGTAGCGTTACCACCTTCGGACATCTGGCTTAATGACTCCCAAGCTGCTGAGTTCTTGGGATATCGAGATGTACATTTTAAGGCAGCAGTTTGCTGCCTGCCAACCTTCCCTAAACCGCGCTATGTTATTAAGTGCGGTCAAGGAAGACGCTGGAACTTGGCAGAGCTATCAAACTGGTTGAATGAACAATCGGATGATGAGCCAAAGAAAGGAAGACCACGTAAACGGGGCTAATCAAGCCTCGTTGCAATTTCGCTTGCAGTAGCATTGTAATAGACCATCAAGCTTCTTAAGTCTTTATGCCCAATCATACGGGCCAAGTCTAAAACTTCTAATTTTCTTGCAAGACGTGTACAAGCTTCATGGCGTGTGTCATGAAAGTGCAAGTCAGTGATTTGACATCTATCTCTCAATTTACGCCAAAGCGTATCAAAGCTTTGGGAATTACAAGTAAAGACCTGCTTTTTATCAAGACCTTTTAATAAAGTAAGCAACTCAACTGCACGCTTAGATAAAGGCACATTTCGCTTTGTGCCATTCTTTGTTTCGTTCAAAACAAGATATCGATCTTTTAAGTAAACTCGATCCCAAGTTAAGCCGACAATCTCTCCAGCACGCATTGCAGTCTCAATTGCAAAAAGGAAAGCAATAATAATTTGCTGAGTAGAATTTACCGGGACATTGTTATCCCAATTTGCTGCAAGACATAATCTATCAATTTCATCTTGGGTAATTCGTCTATCACGGTGCTTTGATGGTGGGGGTAAAGTCAAGTCGGCCATTGGGGACTCTTTAATCCACTTCCATTCTTTTCGGGCAACAGTAAATAAAGAAGCTAAAATATTTGCTTCACGTCTGACTGTAGCGCCCTGCACTTCTTTTAAACGAGAATCACGCCATTGCACTAAATCGTCAGTTGTGACTTTGGCTAATTGTTTTTGACATAGCTTTTTATACTCACGCTTAAAGAAAGCCATTCGCTTGACTTCATTCTCATGAGTTTTCTTTTTAACACTCACTTCATTTAAGTAGCGTTCAATAGCTTCTAAAAAAGAGTGATCTGGTAATTTGCCATGCGATTGTTCGCGTAACTGAGTCTCGCGTTTAGATGCCCAAGCCCTAGCCTGAGCTTTTGTATCAAAGGTTGCACTTTCGCGAATTCCGTTTACACTTATCTCGGCTCGCCATGCATCATTGCGTTGTCTAAATGAAGCCAT